CAATGTACAGTGTAGAATTACGCTAGTGTTATATTCCTGTTTGTCATAGGTCGTAGGTCATGGGCTGGTGGGGTGGCGTGGGGCGGATAGAATGACTGCATCTATATAGGCGGGAAAAAGGGCGCAATGGATAAGCTGACACCGAAACAGGAACGGTTTGCTCAACTGGTGGCTGGGGGTTCGAGCCAAGCGGACGCTTACCGTGAGGCGTTCAACAGCAACGGTAAGGATTCGACAGTACATAGTGAGGGGTCGCGGCTGATGAAAGACCCCAAGATTACCGCAAGGGTGGATGCACTGATTGGGCTAAAGGAGCGGGCGATTCAGCGCAAGGCGGTCTCGGACAGAGAACTGGTGGTTGGCAAGCTGCGGCACTGGGTCACTGACGGAATCGATCCGGCGACAGGCGAAGAGCCGACCAACGCACAACTGACTGCCGCTCAATTGTTGGGTCGGACGGTTGCATTGTTCAGCGATAAGCAGGTTGTCGAGAAGGTCGAGCGTTCACCAGATGAAATAGCCGCCGAGATAGAGAAACGATTAGCATCAGCGGCAGACGAATCACCGCTCCACTAAAGCTAACGGTTAACGTAAGACGCACAACGAATGGTGACTGTTAGAGTAAGACGCGCAACGAATCACAACGGTTAGAATGAGGGGTCTTTTTTTGAGAGGATCGCGCAAATCACGCACACCCCCACCCCCCCTAATACGTGCGAGCGCGTCACCATATATACATAGTGAAACGCTCAAACGATTACCCCTTTTTTCTGACAGATAGCATAACGCACAACGAAGAACCCCTTTTTTGTATGGCACAAAGGCTAGGAGTCCCAGAGCCAAAAAAAATTTCTAAAAAAATTGGCGTACTTTTTTGTTGACTTTCTTTGTCAAGGTCTTCAGTCTGCTAGAATCACCAAAGGTGACATAGAACGTTCTACAGGTTGAACGTTCATACGCCCCTCCGGGGTGCTACGGGGCTTTAGATTATCGTTCTTAATTAACGTTCTACAGCAGAACGTTCTATCTGTAGAACGTTCTATGGACTTACATGTCAAAAAGAATCGACAAAGATTTGCTCAAAGGAGTTACTGATCTTCCGATAGAAGAGCAGAAAGAGATCCTAGAGCTTCTTGAAGCCTTAGAAGAAACAGAGAAGAAAGAACGTGCCCGTGAAGAGTTCATGGGGTTTGTGAATTATGTGTGGCCTGCCTTTATCGAAGGACGGCACCACAAGATAATGGCTGATGCTTTCGAGCGTGTAGCTAGAGGGGAATTAAAGCGGCTAATCATCAACATGCCGCCCAGACACACGAAGTCCGAGTTTGCTTCGTATCTCCTGCCAGCATGGTTCCTTGGCAAGTACCCCGAAAAGAAGATTATCCAAACGGCGCATACCGCCGAGTTGTCTGTAGGTTTTGGTCGTAAGGTTCGTAACCTTGTCGATGCAGAGGACTACAAGACCGTGTTCCCCGACTTAGGCTTGCGATCTGACTCAAAGGCTGCTGGTCGGTGGAGTACCAGTAAGAACGGCGAATACTTCGCTATCGGTGTTGGTGGTGCGGTCACTGGTAAAGGTGCCGACCTGCTGATCATTGATGACCCGCATTCTGAGCAAGAAGGTCAGAGTGCAGATCCCGGCGTGTTTGACCGTGTATACGAGTGGTATACCTCCGGGCCTCGACAGCGTTTGCAGCCGGGAGGAGCCATCATTGTGGTTATGACCCGATGGCACAAACGAGATTTGACGGGACAGATCATCAAATCATCCGTTCAACGGGCAGGCACCGATGAATGGGAAGTGATTGAGTTCCCAGCGATCATGCCATCTGGCAAGGCGCTATGGCCTGAGTTCTGGTCTTTGGAGGAACTAACCTCCCTACAGAACGAACTACCGGCACCTAAATGGAATGCCCAGTACCAGCAGAACCCCACCTCAGAGGAAGGGGCGCTGGTCAAGAGGGATTGGTGGCAAAGATGGGACAGTGATCGTCCGCCGCCGTGTGAATTTATAATTCAGTCGTGGGATACGGCGTTCTTGAAGACGCAGCGTTCCGACTTCTCCGCTTGCACTACGTGGGGCGTTTTCTACAAGCCCGACGATGATGGCGTCACCCAGCCGAATATCATACTGCTGGATGCCCACAAAGAGCGTCTTGAGTTCCCAGAACTGAAGAAAGCGGCAATGGAGTTCTATAACGACTGGCAACCTGATGCCACTATCGTGGAGGCTAAAGCGGCGGGAACACCGCTGATCTTTGAGCTACGAGCGATGGGTATCCCAGTCGCGGAGTACACCCCGTCCAGAGGTAACGACAAGATCAGTCGTGTGAATGCGGTCTCAGACCTGTTTGCATCTGGCATTGTATGGGCACCGGGAACGAGGTTTGCCGAGGAAGTGATCGAAGAGTTCGCTGCTTTCCCGGCTGGTGACCACGATGACCTTGTGGACTCATCGACACAGGCACTGCTTAGGTTCCGCCAAGGTGGGTTCCTGAGGCTAAACTCCGATGAAGAAGACGAGCCTCACTACCCCAGAAGGGCTTCGTACTATTGATTGAAGTCAAAGGGTACGTCATAGATACGGTGTTGAAGCCGTTCTTCCGAAGGTATTCCACCTTTGGTGACAAGGTATTCTTTGAGAACAAAGACTTTCCTTTCACTGACGTTCTTGAAAAGAACTACGATGTGATAAAGGCTGAGTTCGAGCAGATGCAAGTACGACTGCATGAGTTCGCACCGTTCCAAGAGATCAGCCCAGACCAGACGTTCATCTCAAACGATGACAAGTGGAAGATGTTTTTCCTCAAGGCAGGGAACGTGCGGTTCGAGAGGAACTGCCAAGAGTTCCCAGAGACCATGAAAATCCTAGATTCAGATAAGAATTTGGTATCTGCCTACTTTTCTGTAATCGGGCCAAACAAAATGCTGATGCCACACAACGGGCCGTGGTGCGGCGTTCTAAGAATTCACATGGGGATACAGGTTCCAACCGATGGGAAGGGATGTGTCCTTGTGGTTGATAAGCAAGAGTATCGGTGGGAAGAAGGCAAGGCCGTAGTGTTTGATGACACATACGAGCATTTTGCCGTGAACATGACCAACGGATATCGTATAGTGTTGTTTCTGGATTACCTGAGACCACTACCTATGCCGTTGAGACTTGTTAATCGATTTGTTTTGTACATCGCTAGATTCCTGCCTTACTTCAAGGAGCCTATCCGTAGGCACAAGAAGTGGGAGGAACGCTTTTATGGGGAGTCTGCGTAATGGCATATCTCCAAAGCAACATCCCGTATTTCAAATGCTGGGTACGACGCGAGTACACATACAACCACCAGCAGTATCACGGCGAGTTTATTCATGCGATGGCGATAGCTGTAACGACTATGCCATGCAGGAGCTTGAGCTTTCAGGTGATCTTTACCGGCGCAGAGACATACGACACCGACGAGCCTAACGTTCACGGTGGCGCGATGTGGGCACGTATGCCTTTGACTGCGTTAGTAGGAGACACCCCCCTAGAGGAGTGGCCTGAACCCATGCCGACATGGGCTGCCCAGCCGTGGGATTGCAGTTCTAGGAATCATTCTGTGTATGTCTTGGATCGTTGTACGCCATGTCCGTGGCTTGCTAAGATCGACGGCGAGATGTACCCAGCAAAGTACTTGTTTACCGTGGACTACACGGATAACGAGATAGCTGATGACCCAGCGCAGCACAAGCAAAGTCATGTGATGGAGCTTTTAGACGCTGGAAAGTGGACTGGAAATATCGTTGCTTTACCGAATAATAGGGTTAGAGTGACTCATCCAGCGTGGTTTGAGACTGGGGAAGGTGCCCCAGACTTCAGGCCATCGCAGCATATCCACTACAGTAAGTCGGACTTGGATTACACGTTAGACGTTAATCAGGTTTTTGATAATCTTTATTCAGAGGATGACCATGAAGAAGACTAAAGGATATATGGCTGGCGGGAAGATGAAGACCAAAGGCTATAAGGCCGGGGGCAAAGTTCGTGGTGCAGGGATAGCCCGAAAAGGCGTTCGTCCCGCTAAGATGCGTTGATGCGTAGATACTACAAAAGCGGCGGTAAGATATGTGCCAAGGGTAAGGCTTGGGTTAAGCGAACCTTTGACACGTATCCGTCAGCGTACGCCAACATGGCAGCGTCGAAATACTGCAAAGACCCTAAGTATGGCAAAAGTAAGAAGGCACGCTAGTGGGCCAGTTACGTAA